TCTATGTTTAGATAACTTACATAAAATGCAAGTATCAAAAATAAATTATCTATAATCCCAAAATTTAATATAATTAATGTATCCATAATTTTTATATCCTCCTGTATTAATTAATTTTCTGCCATTTATTAAAATGTTTTACATCTTTATGATGAGCATAATAACCCTTATTAACAGCTATAACCTCATGATGATAAATATGTATACTCTCATCTTCATCAAGTATTTTTTTGATCTTTTCATCTTTTAACATTAATGCTGTCAATATGTGCCTTTGATAGTCCAATTGATTTGTAGTATATAAAGATTTCCAAGTATCTAAATCTATATCTACAAGAACGGTTGAGTGCCTATAATAAGTCTCTAAATACAAGCCCACTTTATTTAACACTCTATATTGCGTTTTTACTTTTAACATGTATAACCTCCAAGTTTATTATTTAATTATAGTTGTTTTCTCACTATATGCAATAACAAAATATTTTTATTCTATATAATGCAAAAAAACCTACTAATAACAAAAATTTAAAAAAATCAGATTGAATTAAATTGAATGGATTGAATGGATTGAATGGATTGAATGGATTGAATGGATTGAGTGAACTTCCATGTTCACTACTGTGAGGAAAAATACTTAATTATTGTTTTCTTCAATGATTTTAAGGATATCTTTTGCCATTTCTGATCTCTCATGGTGTGTATTTACATCTATGTAGTCATCATTTTTTGGATCGCTTAGAAACTTCTGAGATTTCTTCAAGACTTCTAAACAATATCCCTCTATTTTATTTAATTTGCTCATACATCTCCTGTTAATTTCTTTAGTGTTTCTATTGCATTATCATAAGTGTGTTCTATCTCACTATTGCCATTCTGTATATCTTTCTGTGTGCCAATATTAAACCAATTATTTGACTCGCATGTTGTATTCTTAATATCATCATCATTTTTTATATTGGCTACATCTCCATTACTGTCATAATATTTTCTATCGCCTGATACATAGACATAATAATTTCCACACTCGGCTATTAAATTTATGTCATTATTTATTCCATAATGGTAAGAGTCATTATGTTTATCTGATATTTTCTTTTCATGTATTATTAATTCACTCATTATTTATATCTCCTGTTGCCTTGAAAATTCTTACCTGTTGCTTGTTTATTACTTATGACATATTTTCCACCATTAATGTTATAAACTTTTTTAATCCCATTATAATATTTTGGTACTCTTTTCATTCTTTTCCCTGATTTATTATAAACTATTGCCTTGCCATTAAAATTGTCAGTTTGAGAATGACAATTAGGACATAAAGAAATTAAGTTTGATCTTCTGTTATCTTCTGCATTACCATTCTTATGATGTAATTCAATACTTATTCTCTCTCCATTCCAAGTAGGTTTTTTATTATGTAAAATACATTTAGGATTTTCACAACCTTTAACATCACTATCCCAATACTTTTCTTTATAGTGTCTGCGAACTGTTGTATGAGATACAGGACTATCTTTGCTGAATATGTCTGTTGTTTTGTAATGTCTGCCAACATTGTTTCTTTTGTACTTTAACTCCCATTGAAAATTAATTTCATTTAACAATGTTATCTTCTCAGGTGTCATTCTTACTGTTCCTGTATCATAAGCATACTCAGTTTTTCGTAATGATCTTTGTTTTATGATCCATTCTGCAATACTTTTAATTTGTTTAAAACCATAAATCTCTACTAACTGTGGCTCTATTCCCATACAATAATTGCTTTTCTTTTTAGCATATTTTATATCGCTAGTACCAAATCTATCATAAATTTGCTTTAGAAAATTGTATCTTTTAAGCCAACGATTTCTATGCCATGTTGTTTGTGCCATTATTTATATCTCCTGTTAATTTATTAATGTTTATTGAATAATAAGGCCAAGAACAGGTTTGTCTATGTCCGTCTTTAGTGGTTTCCATTTCATATAAACTTATTCCGATAGTATCTTCTTCGCCATCAGAATGAATATTGACATGTATATTTTCTCCCTTAGGTGTGGTTATAAACACCCATTCATCTAAATAATCAAGTGCTTTCATTTTATATCTCCTGTTAATTTATCTGTAAATTATTTTCTCCACATCTCTTTAAAATATTCTTCTGAAACAGATTTGTCCTCATGTTTAAAAGAAAGAATAGAATCAATCATTACTTCTGTCTTAATTTCTCTATTCAATATTGCACGAAGATAGTCTATTGGATCACAACCATCATGATAATCTACCCAATCTTGTAATTTATCACTATCACTTGTGCATTCAATATAGTCTTTGTTTTTTGCCATAATTTACTCCTAAGTTGTTTGAGGGTAGATAGGTAGGACTTTTTAACCTTGCCTTAACTAAAGTCTAAAGTTAAGCTATCTACCCCATGTTTTAAACCATACAGGAATATTTTGTTTATATCAAGCTGATTTACCAAATATTTTCTCAATTTCTCTATCAACCTCTAATTTCTTAGCTTTTGAAAGCATATTGTAGCTCAATCTACCTCTAACACTCCTGATCCTACTCCTTAATTTAGCTTTTTCAGGGTTGCTATGGTATCGTTGTCGTTCTTTTTCAAGCAATTCAGGATTGTTGGCTCTCCTCTCCCTAAGTTTTGCATTAATTTTCTCCTTATTTTTTTCGTAATAGCTCATTTTTTCTCCTAAAATGGTGGTAGATCATCATCTTCTACTTGTTTTTTTCTTGCCTGTTCTTCTTGCCAATCTCTGAGATGTTGTGAAACTTGATGAGTTTCTCCTGTTCTTTGTTGATACTTGCCATCTTGATTGTATTCATCTGTATTGGGTTTAAAAGTGTTTACTTCTCCATAGAATTTGCCACCCTTACTCCTCTTAACATCAATGTTGATCCAATCATCATCATTGTTTTGACTTTCCAGATACTCAATCAACTCTTTTTTTCTAATGCTGACCTTAAAAAATATAAATTGTTTTTCACTAGTTTCTATGTTTTTTGTAAGATCGGTTTCATTAAAATACAGACCTTTACAAAATTCCTTTGTGTTATCGTATGCCATTTTTATCTCCATAATGATATTGTTTAATTAATTTAATGCTTTCATCAATGTTGCCTTGATAATTATCAGGTTTATCGGGTAAACCATTTGCTTTACCTTTAAGCAAACATTCTGCAAACTCACTTAAATTGCTGATTAGGTAATTGATAAAGTCTTGGTTGTAATCAATCTGCCATATTCTGCAAACTGTTGGTGTATAGTTTATTAAGTAAGTTTTCTCTATTTTTTTACCCAAACAAGATAAAATATGTTGCTGACCATAGACTTGTGGCAACCACAGTTTGTTGAACTCCTCATACTTATCTCGCATTGAACATTTAACCTCTATGATTGTGGTTTCATCTTGTGAAATGCCATCAGGTGTTGTAGAAATACTTACAGTTTCCTTGCCTTTAGGTAAGTTAAGCCAATTTTGAATGATGTAATTTTGCTGATCCTTGAGATAGTCTTTAGGTATCTGCTTAAAATGTTTTACATAAAAAGCTATCCCAAACTTTTCATTAAAATTTCCATGAGCAACATATTTCATCATGTGTTTTGGTATTTGTGGCTCTTTACCTTGCAACTGTAATTCCAACATTTCTTTTCTTGGTGTATATTGACCAAAAATATAATTAGCAAATTGGCTACTTCTTAGATTTAGGTTTTTCATTCTTCATCTCCAATTTTTCTATTAATATCAATGCTTTAGCTAATTGTTCCTTGCTTGTTTCATTTGGATTTTCCAACTCTAATTCTTCAGGTGTGCCTGATCCATTGTGGAAAACTTGAATACCAAGACCAAAAAGAGCAACTGTTTTAACAAAACATCTTTGCATATTGTCTTGTATATCATCAGCATTGGGATTTGCTATCGCATTGTATTTGTTATCATATACAGGCAACCAATGTTCCCTGCTTAAATGATCTATTTCTACCCTACAATGCAACATCATAGTGCCATCTTCAAACTTCTCGCTAGGTAGCCAAACAACCCTATATTGAGGATAAAAATGGCTCAAAATTGCCCTAGCATAAGACCAAGACAGATAAGAAAACTGCCCTTTAGTGTCTAAATAAGGACTTACATCAATTTTGCTGAGAGTTTCCCAAACTTCTTTGTATGTTAGGTTGCTTTCTTCTGATCTTCCTATTATTTCTTCTGTATCATAATTGTACATCATTTTTTACCACCTCTAAGTTTTCTTGCTCTAACAAAGATATAACCCTGTAAACTCTATCAGGATTGATCTCCTGTAAAGCATCTTTGAGCTGATATGCTTGTTTTTCTGTTGGTAATTCTGTGTTTTGTGTCATATACCAATCAGTAGAACTTTCACTATATTTTTGAATGATTATAAATTTCATATTTTACTCCTCATCACTAACTTTTAAATTGTGTTTTTTAAGTGTTCTTTTATGCAAATCTTTTTTAAGTTTATCTGCAAATATATCTGCACTATCTCCAAAGCCACTTATGATTACATGGTCATCAAACCATTTATCTTCTGCTTTTTTGATTTTATCTGCCTGTTTTTTTGTTATGTTTTGCTTTTTCATATTATCTCCAAAGTTAAAATTAAGGATAGATAGTCCCTCTTTGTACATTGGTTTACTATCCGATAGAGTGCATTTAATCTATCTATCCCATAATGTATCAGATTATATGAAATATTTGGTTTTGTCAAAAGAAATATTTATATTATATAAAAGAAATATCTTGTAATAATCCCCTATATAATATATATATAATAAATGAGTATGGAAAAACAAAAACAAGGACAAAGAAATATATATATTATTAAATATATATATAAAGAAAAAACTCTTTTTTAACATTTTTCCGATCAAAAAGCAAATAGGAGTAGATTATGAGTGAATATAGAGATTACATAGAACAAAATTATGATGATATATTGGTGCAATGGCAGAAATATATTATTGAAATAAATAAGGTTAGATCCTCTTTTGGACTTCCTGACAGGGTGTTTTCAAGCCAAGAAGAACAGGAATTTGAGAGACAGTATGTCGAGGAGAGGGCAATATGAGTAAAGAATATTGGGTAGGAGTAAATTTTGAAGAAGGTTTTTCAGTAAAAGTAAAAGCTGATAGTAAAGAACAAGCAAAACAAAAAGTGTTTGATATGGTAGATGAGTATGGAGCTTGTGTTATAAGTGATGAAGTACCGAAGTACCATGATAAAAATGTTTATCATAGAGATTGGACAGTATATGTAGAGGAAAAAGATGATGAGTAAAAAAATTACATATCAAGAACATGGAGATACAAAAACAGAATACATAGATCAGTATGGAGATAAAATGTCAGATGAAGAAATTGAAAAATTAAAAGAGCAAGATGAACAAGAGGTAAGCAATAATGATTAGACTTGGAGATGAAATGCTTGAAAAAGCAGTACATAAAATATCAGAACTTGGGCAGGAACTAGCTAAATGGGAGAGTTTATATGAAAAATATAGCCAAGAGATGAAATATGAGAGGGATCTAGCATACATTGACCTTATGAAAAACAAGATGACTGCTACCGAGAGAACTGCTATTGCCAATACTCAACCTCAAGTAGTTAAGTATATTGAGCTTATGGCAGAGTCTAAGGAGAAGTACATAGGATTAAGACATAAGATAAAAAGTGCTGAACTCTTTTGCGACCTTTTCAGGACTCAATCTGCAAATATTAGGAGAGAGAAAAAATTTTATCAGGAATTAAGTTAAACAAAACAGGAGAACATGATGAATATATTAAAAATTAAAGACTTGGTTTATCAAGTGCTAGAAGAAAATCCGATAGCTAGGGATAATGACAATATACTCGTGGCTATGGTTTGGTATATGCAATTAAACAATATGGGATATCAAGGCAGTAGAGACTTTATGACTATTTTGGGAGTAGATGAACTATCTAAATATGAGTCTATTAGTAGATGTGCTAGGAAAATTAAAGAAGATAATCCTAGTTTACGAGGTAGCAATTATACCCAAAGACAACAAGAGCAAACATCTGTGGTAAGACAGATTAGGAGTTTTAAATAATGGCAAACTTTTTACACGACTTTTTTAAAAAAGAAAAAGACCTAGAGAAATATGTTGAAAATGCTATGGCAGAACAGGATCAAGCAGTTATGAGATTATCTCAACAAAGAAGATTAATTCATAACACATTGGAAAGTATATCCATGTTGTTAAGTAATCAGGATATTGCTGAGTTTACTGATAATAGAGATTATGTTCATTTAACAAAATCTAAAACAATATTAGAAGAATGGTTGAAAAGAATAGACAGGCAAATTGATCTCATCTAAAATGGTCAAATGCCTAAACCTAAAAAAGAAATTATTAAACAATATGAAAAGATGATAGCATTTGGGTGTGTAGTATGTAAAAAAATGTATGGTATCTACACCCCACCTTGTATACATCATTTTACAGGAGCAGGAATGGGATTGAAAAACAAAGAAAAGTTTATACCTTTATGTCATCATCATCATCAAGGCAAAGAGGGAATACACCATATAGGAAAATTTACTTGGGAAGAACGTTTCGGAACTCAAGAAGAACTGCTAGAATATTATAAGGAACATGAAAGCTGAGTTATTAACATTACTAATACCCTCAACTCAATCATTTGAGCTATCCTCTACCCACCATAATAAAACCACTTCCGAAGATATCAATATGCTCTTGTCGTATTCTAACCTTGATAAAAAAGAATATAGTCTTTTATTGATGAAGTATGTAGATGATAAGACTTCTGAGAGTACATTGTTTGATGAATTATTTGATGAAGTGTGCGAGATTTTTTTAAAAAGAGAAGTGCCAAAAGAATGTGGAATGATAAGGAAGTTTCTTAATACTGCTATTATTGAGTGTTGTGTTGAGAAGTGTGTGGTATGTCAAGGCACAGGATATTTAAAGACAACCGACTCTATTGATAAGTGTCCTCATTGTGATGGAACAGGCGAGTTTATTTATGATGACCATGTAAGATCCTCAATCATGGGAGTTAAAAAAAATTACTTTATGAAATACAAAAAAGAGTATGAAAGTATTATTGAGAAGATTAATACGATTGAAAACTCGGCATTGAGCAAGATAGGTGATACATGAGACAAGAGAAATTTGAATTCGCACAAAGAACATTCAAGCATATCCCAACAGATAGCGAGATTATAGTGCCTGTGTCTGGTGGGAAAGATAGTACAGCTACCCTTATCCTTGCATTACAGCATTTTGATAAGAAAAAAATAATACCCTTACATTACAATACAGGGTGGGATCACCCCAAGACTTATAAATATTTTGATTATATCGAACAAAATACAGGAATAGAGATACAATATACAAAAACAGATGAATACCCAACAATGATAGATTATATTAGGCATCAATTATCAAATGGTAAAGGTTTCCCACACAGAATGGCTAGATATTGCACTAGAAAATTTAAAAGGGATAATTTAAAGTCTTGGTTTAAAGACAATGGTTTTTATAAAAACAGAAAAGCACAATGCTGGTTGGGAATAAGATCAGATGAGAGTTATCAAAGAAAAAAAAGATATGGAGATTTAGACTCAGCAGAAATACATTCTTATCGAGATGTTTTCCCTGATTATCCAAAAATGCTAGATAGAAATGTGAGTTTAAGATTTCCAATTATAGATTGGTCTACTTATGATTGCTTTGAACACATTAGAGATTATGGTTGGAAGCATAACTCTTTGTATGACGAGGGATCAAACAGAGTAGGTTGCTATCCCTGTCTATTGGCTAGTAAGAAAAAACAAACAGAGGAATTTAATACTGAGTTTGGTCAGCATCAATTAAAATTTATAAAAGATTTAGAAAAAGAATTTGGTGTGAAATACGAAATGTATGATGAAGATCAAGGTTCTTGTGAGATTTGTAATATTTAAAACAGGTGATACATGATTGCATTCCCTAATAAAAAATACAAAACTATTTACTGCGATCCTGCATGGAATGAAACAGGTGGTGGTAAAATTAAAAGAGGAGCAGATAGGCACTATGCTTTGATGAAAACAGAGGATATCAAAAAACTTCCTGTCCAAAGTATTGCTGATGATGATTGTTGGTTGTTCATGTGGGTTACTAATAACTTTTTAAAAGATGGCTTAGAGGTCATGGAACATTGGGGTTTTAGATATATAACTAATTTAGCATGGGGGAAAGATAGGTTTGGCATAGGATATTATTTTAGAGGACAACACGAACTCTGTTTATTTGGTGTTAAAGGTAATCTTAAACCTAGAGTTAGGAATGAAAGTAGTTTTGTTTTTGCTAAGAGAGATAAACATTCTAAAAAACCAAATCAATTTTATGAAAAAATAGAAAATGTTGGACATGAACCGAGAATAGAATTATTTGCTAGAAAAACTAGAAATGGTTGGGATAGTTGGGGTAATGAAGTCGAGGAAGAAAAACAAATAAGATTAATAAAATAGGTGATACATGAAAAAGAATTATTATTGTTATAGAGCCACAGTTGTATTTAGTGGGTGTACCCAAGCAACAGATGAAAAAGATGCGATAAGAAAAGTAATTGCTGACTCGGAAAGATTACCTGAAACAGTTTCTTTTAAAGAGTCTGAGGTCAAAGTTAGAAAATTACAGAAAAAACCCAAAAAAGGATTATACCATGATGCCAAATACGAATGGTGATGAGTTGTTAAAGATAGATGGTTTCGATGAGGCCATAATAGGTGTGCAAGAATGTATCGAGTCAAAGTTAGTTTATGATATTGATAAGATCGCTGAGATATTAATTAAGAGAGATGGAATGACAGAAGAAGATGCTTACGATTATATTTCTTTCAACATTACTTCTGCCTATGTTGGTGAAAAAACTCCAATATTAGTAAAAACAGGTAAATTAGAAGATTTTATTTAAAATCGGACTCCATATATACCCTCAAAATCCATTTTTATTGATGTCCATAGGTGTTAGTACCCTCTAATTTATCAATCTCTTTTTGGTGTCTTTAAGCTCGTTAGGTTTGATATCTATACTTTCATCTTCAATATCTTCTATATTTTTAAGTTTTGGATTGAGATTTGGCATAGTTTTCAATAATTCTTGTAATTCTTGCATTAATTCATCATCTGACTTAGAACTCATCTTATCAACATTGAGATTAATGTTTTGTGAATGATAGTTTCCTAACTCTAAAATAAGTTTGGCAGTATTTAATCTTACTGAGTCTTGTTCTGATCTGAGTAAATCTTGAAGAACTGTTATTGCCATACCTGATGTAGAAGATATACGATCTTCATTTCTCTCTCTAATCTCTACTGCATACTTTTTCTTTAGATACGATCCCATTTGTCTTGGACTTTTATCTTTATCCCAACCTGCTTTAATGCAAGATTGTGTAGCATTTCCTTGAGTATCTCCCTCGCAGTAAAATTCTACAAATTTCATTTCTTTTTCTTTATCAATTTTTTTTGGCATAATATTTTCCTGCTAAATTGAATTGGGCAAAATAAAAATTATTTTTTTTCTATTTTTTCTACCCATTGTCTTACTTTTTTTATTGCCGATTGTGGTAATGGCAAATCTTTTCTGTATTTAATCCATGTTTTATCTAATACTAAACTACCATCTATATCTGTGCTTTCTTCATCTCCTGATATATGCGATACAATAGTTATAGTTTTTTCATCTTCATGTACTACTAATCCAATACTTATACAGTCTGCTAGTTCGTGTTTTAAATCTTTAATATCAGTCCAAGAAGATGTCGGTGTAATCGCATCTTCCCAGTTAATAAGTGTAAGTTTTGGTTTCATTTTTTCTTTCTTAGAAAGGTTAAATAATCTGCACCTTCTTCTACTTCCCAAAATATCTTAGTAAAATCAGGGTGTGTATCAGGTAATCTTGTATTAAATACTGCTACTGCACATGGCGACATCATTCTGTTAGGCATATTTAACATC